GGTGTTGTCATTATATTAACCCTCTTCCGTTAAAAGTTACTTGTACATTTCCTCCAGATGCATTTCGCTTATTATCTTCATCATTTAATTCATTTATTTCTTCATTAAATAATTTAGTATATTTCATACCTTGATCATCATCTTGTAAATAATAAAATGCTTCTGCCAATGCTCCCATTAATAAAACTCTTTCATTATCATCTCTAAGCCAATTATAAACCATATTACCTACGTATTTATCACTATTAGTATTTGAAAAAGTTAAATCAACATTATCATTTAATGTTTGAGCTGTATCTACTACAATACTATTTTGATTACTTATATTTGTAACTAGAGGTGCTCTTCCAGTAGAACTATTAAGGGTTACACCAGTTCCTGATAATTCCATACCAACTGTAATACTTCCTGAACGAGTATCATTAGTTATATTTACTGAATTATTTATTGCATTATTTACTTTAGCAGTTACTTTAGTTGTATCTGCTGTATTAGCTGCATCTTGTGTAGCATATGCTGTATTTGTATTTCCATCTACAAAATAAAGTCGTGTAGTTCCACTATTACTTTGAGTTAAAAATCCTGAAGCATAATTTGTTGGTGTAACATCATATAAAGCATTTAATGCAGGTAATCTTTTATAATAATGTAATTCTATTTTATCAGGCACACCTATTGCTGATGCATCATTAAATCCTGGAGATAATAAAAGTACATTACCTACTCTAGACCAAAAAGCTAAATAATTATATTTTTCAGCATTCCAATCATTAAATGTTCTAAGGTCTGTTTTTTCATTAAATACACGAGTTGTTCTATTTGAAGAATCTATTTCTCTAATTTGTATAAATTCTATAAGATCTGCAGGTAAAGTTAATTCTGTTTTAGTTGGAACAAACCCATTTCCTGCTGTTGTTGCTGCGTTTAATGCAGTCGAGTTATATGTTATTGTTTGTTCTAATGCTGATACTCTAAGTCTTCTATAGCATTTATCTGCTGCATATCTCATACAATCTTGAATTATAGCATCGGATAAAACTGTAGAGTCTTTATTAGCCCAATTTCTTACTTTAGCTACAAAATCAGTATATGCAGTCATAAAATATCTCCTAACTATTTATAAGAAGTTCTGGATATTCTGTTTTTAATATATATTTTAATTTATTCATTTTATCTTTATCTCGCATGAATGTAACAGAATGTAAATCTAAACCATGATCTTCATTTATTTTAATAGCTACAATATCAGGTATAGTAGCCATTTTACGAAATCCAGATTTATTTTTCTTTAATCCAAAGTATTCTTGTTTTTCTTTTTCTAGTTTAGCGTGTTCTTTGTATTGTGAAACATCTTGTATTGCTTCCCAATTACCTGTGCTTAAATCAAACCCAGCTTTAATACTTTCTTTTGGATTTATAGTTGCACTATTAAACACAAATTCACTTCTTTTAGTCATGTCCTCTTCTCCTATTAAGTTGCAGGATCTGTTATAGGAACAAATCTTCCTGTTTTACCTATATAACCTAGCTCGTCACCTGCTGTAGCAGCTGCTGGGTTTGCATTAGTTGCAACACTTGCTGCATTAGGAGTAAAATGAGTTAATTTATAACCTGTACTTGTTTCTGTAACTCTAAATACTGATCTATCTACTGGATAAATATTTCCGTTTGCACTTCTTATAACGTACATAATTCCCTCCGTTATATTAAAAAAATAGGGGCAGCCCAGTTAGGACTACCCCTTTGATATTAACTAAGTCCGTAGATTGCTCCACAGCCTAATGGATTTCGTACTTCAAAAGTACATTCTTCAACCATCATACCTTTGGTTGAGTCACCTTGTTGACCTACATCAACTTCTTGTAGAGGTCTAAGTGTTGCAATAGCAAACCACATTGGATCATAGATCAATGCAGAGAAGTCTGCCATATCAATAAGACCATTACCTGTAAAGTTGTTATTGTCATTACCTTTATAGATATTGCCTGCAGTTGCAGAATTAGATAGACCCATAATATAGTTTGGAACTACCATAACGTCACCAAAGTCAGACATATAAACGTCAACGGATTGCCTTAGCTTTCCTTTTTCGTCAATATTTCTTACTACTCCAGTATCACTAATCATAAGATCAGAGAAATCTCTTCGTAGTTTTGGAGAAAGCATTACCTTAGTGGCTTTACCACCTTGCTCATAAATCTTTTGCATAACAGAATCAATATCTGTAAGTGCAAGAGTTCCACGAGTAGGAGCAGTTGTACCACCATTAATTGAAGCTCTTAATACAGCAGTACCTTCATTATCAGTACCTGCACCTGTAGAAGCAGCAGAAGGAGCAATAAATTGTCCTAAGTAAGCTACTGTAGAAGCAGATTGAATAAAGGACTGGTATCCACCTGCAGATCTTGCAGTGTTACCTTGTACACCAACAGCAGCAGATACGTTATAAGAGTGAACCATATCAAATTCAAGGTCTCTTCTTAATTCAGTACCACGCTTTTTAAGTTGATAAGCGTATTCGTCAGCTACACCAGCTTGGTCAACTGCTTTTCTTGTACCAGACACAGCAAGTGTTTTACCATTGATCTGTGTATAGTTACCAAGTCTAGTTCTAAATGGACCAGTCTTAGCGAATTTAGCACCTACAGCAGGTGTTGCAGAAGCAGAACCTGTTACTGGTTCTACATAGTCTTGACCTTCAGCTATTCTGGAATCTCCAGGAGCTTCTAGTGTATCAGTTTGCCATTCGTGATAAATAGCAGTTGCTTTTGATTTACCGATTGAGCCAATAAAAGGTGTCTCATCTCTAGTAATCATTGTTATAAAATTAGCAAGGTCTTCCCTTTGGGAAACATCTTTGCCTGTACCTCTAGCTGGACCTTGTGGTCCACCAGTACCTCTAGCACCGAGTAGAGTTGTCATTGTTTACCTCCGTAAAATTAAACGTTGTTACCTAATGATTGCTCTGCGTGTTGTCTAAGAAATGCCATTTGATCTTCTTGTGAGGAATTTGGTGAAAGAGCTTTCTTTCTAATGAGTTCACTCTTTTCTATTTGTTTTTGAGTTTTATTTTTTGCTTTCTTAACAGGTACTTTTTTAACAGGTGTTGTTTTTCTTTTAGCAGCACCTTTAGAAACTCCCTGTTTAAGACGTCTATAGTCATCAACAAATTTTATAATACTTGGATCAACAACAGAATCAAGAGTCTCTTCAGATATTCCTTCTTTTAATGCAAATTCTCTAATATCTTTTAAAATATCTACACTATAATCAGGTATTATTTCAGGTATAGTTTTAGCAAAATGTTGCATTTGCTTATCCCACGCCTGTTGAGATTGTTGTTCTTCTTGTTTTTGAATTTGTTGAACTAAAGCTTCACGATTTCTTCTAGCATTCCAATAATTTTTTTGTGCTTGTTCTCGTTGATCTTTAAGTTCTCCAACTTCATAAGTATCACCATTTTCACGAGCTTGATCAATTTTCTTTTCAATATCATGAAATTTCTTAGCTAAAGCTTGTTCATCTCTATATAATAAAGATGCTGAAGCTTGAGACACAGTTTTAATTTCTTTAAGTCTTTCTGCATACTCATCTTCTAAACTTTTTCTCGCATCGCCAAGTTCACGACCCTTGTTTGAAAGAGATTGTTCAGTAGAGTAACCTTTAATAAGATCACTAAAAGATACATCTGTTTCTTTTCCATCTATTTTAATAGAAACTTTAGCATCTAAGTCTAATTCTTCAGGAGTAAATACAGTAGTATCTTGGGTAGAGTCAACGTCATCCTCAACTTCTGGAACTACTTCTTCATCATTATCTTCTTCTTCAATTTCTTCTGTTTCAACAGCTTCTTCTGTATCTGGGTCTTCTGATTCAGTTTCAGCTGTGTCTTCTTCAGGAACTTGCTCATTGGGTAGAGATTCTACAAAATCTGAATTTCGTACAATGTCAGCCAGCAAAGCTTCTTCAGTTCGACTATCCGTTACTGTAGAGTCATCCACTTGTGGGGTAGAGTCTACCTTAGTTTCGGTATTCTTTTTAGCCATTCTTTACCTCCTTTTTCTTGGGGGCTTTAGTTGGTAATTTTTTTGTATAAATATCTTTAAGACTATGTAAATGAATTAATGTATCGGCATTAATTTTCATTTTACCTGCACTTCGCATAGCATCATACTCTAGTACATTTGTCATCTCATCGATATTAGCAATAATTTTTTTATAATCAATTTCTCTCACTATTGTCCTCCATGTGTGGTATATTTTTACCATAAGTCTCAAAGTTAATCATTTTTTCTTTTACACTTCCTAATGCCATAGCAGAAGAATAAAGAAATTCTCTTGATTTAGTTTCATGTGGTTCAGTTTTTAACCATTCTATAAAATAATCTATTAAAACTTCTCCATATACTTCATCAAAAAATTCATCCCTTTCTTTAGCTGCAAAATGCCCTTTAACATGAGCTAATCGTGCTAATTCTTCAGGATGAATTTTGTGATTACCATAAGACTTTTTATTTCCCAGCTTCTTCTCAGCTGTCTGTCTATATTTTTCCATTTATTTTACCTTTATTGTCCTTGGCTTCTTTTCTTCTGGAACGATTTTTTCTAAAAATATTGTTAAAAGACCATTTTCTAATTTAGCTTCTTTTATTTCAATGTCTTCAGCAATAGTAAATTGTTTTTTAAATTTCTTATATGAAATTCCTCTATATATTTCGCTGTTATCATTTTTATTAGTCTCTTTATTAGAGCTAATAGTAAGTATACTATCAGCTAACTCTATTTCAATATCGTTTTTACTAAAACCAGCAAGAGCCATCTGTATTTCATAATCAAAATCATTTATTTTGTGTATGTTATAAGGTGGATAACTTGAATTTTGATTAGAGTGGTAGTTTAACCTATTCATCATTTCATCAAAACCGACTGAAAATCTTGTTATATCAAATAATTGATTCATAATATTCTCCTTTAAGCAATATTAATGTAACCCTTTCGGCATTACAAAGTTAATTTAATTTATTTTTTCTTTTTAGCTCTAAGAGCTTTCATTTTTGCAGCTTTAGACATAGTGCCTTTATTAGCATACATAGGCTTAGACCCCATTTTCTTTTTTGGTGGTCTTCCTTTTTTACTTCCATATGTTCCTGGACCCATTGGCATATTAATTCTCCTTATGTTATAAGTGTATTATAAACGACTTCATTATTTTGTGCGACTGTACCATGAGCTGTTTTCAAACTTACAAGAGTTTGTGCTCCATTATTTAGTCCTGTAACAATTAAATAATCTTTTGCTTGACAGCTAAGATCTGATTGTACTACAGTACCTGCAGTTGCAACATTAAAAGTAATTGCTGAATCACTATCATTAGTAACCATTATTTTTCCACCACCAGATCCTCCAGCAGTTGTAACAGTTCCAGATTGCGTTCCACCAACACCTGATGCATTAATTGTGACTGTTGCCATAATTATTCTCCCTGTGGTTGTTGTGGTTGTGGCTGAAGAATACTTCTAGCCATTTGTATAATTTGATTATATTCAGGATGTTTAGGTAATTCAGCTCCTTCTTTAGTAGCCTTAATAGTTAAATCAGCCCATTCTTGGTAATGTTTATCTATAGATACAGCTAATTGTTTAGCATTATCATCCATTGTATTTTTAGATTGGGCATTAGTATATCCTACATTTGCTTGGGCTAAAGCTACATCGGCTTCTAATTTTCTTTGTTCTGCTTGTCTAGCCATTTCAGCATCTTGAGATTGTCTTTCTAATGTTTCAGAAGCTTTTTGTTTAAATTCATTAGTAGTATAATCTTCAAGATAATCATTACTATCTAGATCCATAGCTTCTATTAATTGAGTTGCTATTATAGCAGGTGCTTCTGGTCTAATTACCATTCCTGCTCCTTTTTCATTAAGCATTGGTAATATTTCACCACCTACTTTACTTAACTTTTGTAGCTTATTAGCATTAGAATTTTCACCTAAATCTAAATTTATTTCTACATCCATTTTAGAAGGTAATTCACTCATATTAATAGTTCCATAAACACCATCCATATTATAGACTTGTTTACCTTTCATATTATCATACATAGTTTGATAAATACCTTCGATAAGTCGCTTGAATCCAGTTTCCCCAAATCTACGAGCGATATGCTGGATTCGCTTCTGAGCAGCTGTTTGAACTAATGATAGTTTTTGCTCAGAATTACCTGAAACATACAGAGTGTCATTTAAGCCTTGAGCAGCTTTAGACATACCTGTTGCTTGTTCTTTTATAGTTTGTAAATGTTGTAGTAATGGTACAGTACCTGTTGAAATAGTTTCAGGAACTAAAGCTGATACTGCAGCTGTTGGATTACCATTAGTGGGAATAATTTGTTTTGGCTTCATATTTTGTAAAGCACTAAAATCTACTACATTAGGATCAGCTAATTTAGGACTATAATTAGTAAGATAAGTATTTTCTACAAATCCTCTAAGTATAGCTGTACTTGCAAGAGTAGAACTTCGAGCAAAGTCAGCCATTGACATTCCATAAAATTCATGAGGAATATCTATAGGTACTAAAGAAGCTAATGGAACACTCTTTACATCATCTTCGTACAGAATATGATCACCTACAGTTATTAAATGTTTTAACTCAGCAATGCCATCACCATCTCTATCAACTCTTACCCATGATTCTGTAAGAGTAACTTCTCTGTTAGCTTCAACAGGATACTCTTGATGATCCATATAATCATCGTAATAACGTTGACCTGTAACTTCTTTTCTAGCAGCTACATCTTCACTATACTGACCAGAACCATACCAATCAAAATCATTTCCTAATTCAGACCATTCATCTTCAGTAATGCTTTCTGCCCATTCAGGATAATATTTTCTTAATTCAGATCTAGTTAATTGAGTTTGTATTCCTACATAATTAGCATCTTCAATTTCTTTTGCTTCATTAGATATTCTAAAAGCTTCAGGAGGAATTATTTCTAATTTTACTCTGCTTTTATCAATTTTCTTTCTTAATCTAACATCTATAAATGAAGTAAACTCTGATGTTGTATCTAAATTAAGTTCTCCAATTACTTCATAACTGCCATCAGCAAGTATTTGATCAAGTTTTAATTGATCTATAGATTCATATTCTTCGATTATATAATCATAATCTTCTATATAATCCCAACGACAAACAGAATTTTTCCAAAGTAAAGAAGCTTTCATCCAAGTTTGAAGTAATTCCCAACCTTTATTCTTTTTAAATAAACAATAATTTACTAAATTAGATGCATCTTTTGCTGCATTAAAAGCTCCTGGGGTATCATCATAAGGAACAAATCTAGCTAATTTTCCATTACTTAAAAATAAATCTGATAATACAGCTGTGTAAGCTTCAATAACTTCTGTTGTACTTGTATCAACAATAGTACTAACACCTTGTGGTGCTAAATGATCAACTGCTAAACCTGCATACTCATAAGTTGCTTTAAGTCTTTCTCTAGCTAAATCAGAACTATTTAACCAATTACCAGTTGAACTCTCTACACCTTGGTATATCATTTGAATCAACTGTTCATCAGTTACTTTTTCTTTAAAACCTTCTTGTACCATTATATTTTACCCCTGCCTGTATAAATTGATTTAGTATTTTCTAAATCCTTTGGAGTATATTTTTTTCTTGGTTGAGGTTTTTCTTTTTTAATTTTTTCATCTTTTATAGATTGTACTTCTTGTTGATTATATCTACTCATGTTATCGCTCCTGGATTTAACACTTCCACCTTCTTCTGGCTTGTCTTATTCTACTATTAGGATCATTCCTAGTTTTAGCAGAACTTCGTTTTAATTGCCCTAATGATCTAGCACAATATGATTTTCTTCTATTTGCAGCTTTACTGCCTTTCTTTACATTTCCAGTAACAGCACCTTTTAATTTACTTCCTGGATTATCTCTTCTATATTTAGCAATACCTTTAGCAGTCATGCCAGCACCAGCTTTAGTAGGTCGTTTGTAACCACCACTAATAGTTTGACCTTTCATAGTGCCTTTAACTTTTTTCTTTTCTGCCATAGTTATCTCCAACTAATACGTTTTTGTCCTGTTTTCTTTTTAGCTCTTGATTTAGCTTTTGCTGTAAAGGCTTGAGACTTAGGTCTACAAGCAGGATAAGAACGTCTTTTATCTTTCTTACCAGATCTACCACAAGGTTT